CGATTGCGAGTCCGGGGCCGAGCACACCAATTACCACGCGGCAGGTGATCGAGCCGCCGAGCGGGTATTTGTGGGCGCTGCGGATCGAGCATCCGGTGGACCAGCTGCCGCCGCTGTACCGGATCTTTCGGGAGGAGTTTCCTCAGCTGGGGAGCTTCTACTTTCCGCAGGGGGATCCGCCGGCGGTGGGGGACGTGATGCGGCTGTGGTACGCGAGCGCGCACACGCTGACGGCGACGCAGTCGACGATACTGCAGGAGCACGAGGAGCTGATCACGCTGGGGGGCGTGAGCTACGCGGCGGACGCGGCGACCCGCTACGCGATCGGGCGGCTGAACGCGAGCTTGTGGACGCCTCGGGGTTTACAGGCGTTCGCGCTGGAGAAGAAAAAGGAGTACACGGTCTGGCTGGAGCAGCTGCGGGCGAGCTATGGGACGAGTGGCGCGCCGATGGTGCAGTGGGGCGAGTGGCCGTGGGATTGGAACCGGGTGTAGTAACGAGTGACGAGTAACGAGAGGGAGGTGGGCTGGCCTCGTCGCTCGTTACTCGTCACTGAGCGCTAGGGAGGGGAGTGGTGCAGACCCTCACGTCAACACTGCAGATAGCACAGAAGTCGATGGACGTCGCGCCGGTGGTTTCGGCCGTCGTCGGCGACTACCCGCCGGAGGTGCCGCGGCTGAGTGAGCTGGCGAGCCAGTACAACGGGTCGGAGCCGGACTCGCCGTTCGACGGTGGGTTTATCAAAGACTCGGGGCTCGGGAAGATCGTGCGGATCCGGATCACGAGCGGGACCTGCTCCGTCCAGGTGGTGACGCCGAACGCGTTCGCGAGCTGGTCGACCTGGACGACGCTGGACGCCGCGGCGGGGAACTGGGCGGGGACGAACCAATGCGCGGTGTGGTGCAGCCAGGATCTGAGCGGGACGGCCTACGCCTTCTGGGTGGCGGCGGACGGCCACACGATCCGGTACAGCAAGTACACCGGGAGCTGGTCGGCTTTGGCGACCGTGGTGGACGTCGGCGCGGGCTTCCTCGCGAGCGGGCTTGCCGCCGATGGGATGGACCCGACGCCACGGCTGTACTACGTGGTGGCGGGTGGCGCGCTCGCCGAGACGCACTGGACCGGGGCGGCGTGGAGCGCGCCGGTGGGCGATGGGCAGAGCTGGACCGGACCGACGATCGGCGTGGGGTTTCAGCCGACGACGGCACCCGCGGGGGATGGCGATGGCTGGGTGCTGGTGGCCAACGGGAACCCGACGCAGCTGTCGGTCGAGCAGTTCAAGATCACGAGTGGGAGTGGCTGGGCCGGCTCGCCGACGGTGATCCTGGCGACGGGGAGCGGGACCGGCTACAGCTACGCCTACCCCCACCTGAGCGAGAGTCGGCAGGATAGTCCGCGCGCGTGCTTGACCTGGTCGCAGGTGGCGCCCGCGCCGATCGGGACGGCGCCGGTGACCTGCTTTACGCCGAGCCACGTGACGGTGACCGGGCAGCTGCCCTGGCGCTATGGGGGCGGTTACGGGGTGAAGCTGTTTCGGGACGAGAGCGTGACGAATCCCCAATGGTGGGCGGTGACCGCGAATCAGGTGTACAGCTGCCCGGCGGACGCGCCGGCGATCTTTACCGGGCAGCGGGTGAGCTTCACGCCGAGCCAGATTGTCGACTTGAAGATCCACCAGCCGGGCGATAACAAGATCGGCGGTGGGACGCTGACGGTGCTGAACCCAGCGGCAGTGCTGAACGATGCCGGGGTGATTCCGGGCTTTCATCAGGCTTTGCGTCAATGGTCGCAAGTCGCGATTGCGCTAGGGTACCACACGACGGCGGGGGTGGAGACGATCCAGCAAGTGCCGCTGTGGGTGCACGCGATCGAGTTCCACGACGACCCGAAGACGGGAACGCCACTGGTGACGCTGCACCTGGTGGACGCGTGGGCGCTGCTGGAGCGGCTGCGGTTTCAGACGACGCTGACGTTCACCAACTATACCGCGGAGCAGCTCGTCGAGCTGATGGTGTGGTGGGTGTGTGGCGTTTTGGCGGGGACAGGGAATTCGCGGCTGACTGGTCTGACGCTGACGACATTTACGGTGAAGGCCGGGGAGACGCTGGCCACGGCGCTGCGCCGGATCCTTGGCTGGACCGGGGTCGTCCTGGTGTTTCGATCGCTGCAGAATGGCGGGCCGAACGCGGATGGGATTGGCCCGGGGAGCGTCGGCATGGTGGGGATCTCGCGGGCCTCGAGTGGCTCGGTCTACAGCTACGGAGCGACGGGGCAGCATCCGATCGTCTACTCGCACATTCGGGCGCGAGCGACGCCGGCGGCGACGTCGATCGAGGTGGCCGGGGCGACGACGACGAGCCTGGCGCGGAATTGGGCGGCGAGCTGGCTCTTGTGGCGGGATCTCGAGGTGCGCGTCGTCAACAAGGGCTTGGCGGCGCAGGCGGGGACCGACGCGGTGAGCGCGGACGAGGCGAGCTTCTACAATCCCGAGACGGTCTCGGGGTTCTTCCAGGTGCTGGCGAACGTGGGGCAGGAGGTGCAGGACCAGGTGACCGTGACGGTGGCGACGGCGCCGCTGAGTGCCCAGGTGGTGACGGTGGACGCGCTGGACGTCGCCTATAGCCAGAGAGACGGTCGAATAATGCAGACGCTGCACCTGGTCGGGACGAACTGATGGACGTCGAGCGCGCGGAGATCGTGCACGCGACGTTGAGCTCGTTCAACAGCGGGACGTACCTGGCAGTCGTGCAGCTGAATCGGTCACCCGATTCGCTGCTGAGCGCGGTACCGGTGAGTCGGGCGATCCAAGCGGAGAATATGGTGGCGGGGAAGGTCGTCGCGCTGATCCTGTTCGATCCGAACAATAGCTCGGATGCCATGATCGTGGGGGTGTTTTGAGTGGAGTCGATCGACCTTTCGGTGGTGGTGGGGATTAGCGGGATTCCGATCGTGACGGCGCTGGTGCAGCTGCTGAAGCTGACGTTTCCGCAGCTGGACTCGCGGTGGTGGCCGGCGTTGTCCTTTGGCGTGGCGGTGCTGCTGAACGTCGGCGCGGCGGCAGTGCTGCGCTCGTCGATCGAGACCGGCGTGATATGGGGCGTGCTGGCAGGGTTGTCGGCAAGCGGTCTGTACACCTGGACGCGATCGCGAACGGCGGCCCAGTGAAGAGTACTGAGTGATTGGTGATGAATGGGAGACGGTCTCGGCTCATCACTCGTTACTCATCACTGGAGTAGTGGGGAAAGGGAAGGGCTGATGTTCAACGCCTTCTTCGACGCCTTTAAGAACCTCCTGGTGTGCATTCAGGTATGGGGATCGAGCCAGGTGCCGACGGGGCAGCGAGTGGCCGACACCTTTGTGGCGGTACGGGCGGTGGCGATCACGGCGGGGACGCCGGTGTCGATCTGGACGCCGCCGGTGGGGAAGAAGTTTCGGCTGCTGGGGTACGACCTGGCGTCGAACGTCGCGGCCAAGGTGCTGCTGGAGGACGGGACGGGCAACGAGTTCATTCGGATTGTCTGTGGGGCGTCGACGGCCTATAAGTCGACGTCGCCACCAATGGGGAACGGGTACCTGTCGACGACGGCGAATAACGCGCTGTTCGTGGACGCGAACGTGTCGATTACGCTGGACGGGTACGTGTTCGGGGTGACCGAGTAATGGCGCGGCCAGGGCTGCACTGGCCGAACGCGCCGGAGGACCAGGCCGAGGCGCGAGCGCGGTTTGAGGCGGGGCGGTTCGCCTCGGCGGTGGTGCTGACGGTGACGCCGCCGAGCGTGGTGGGCTGGCTGCGGGAGCGGGCGAAGATCGTCGTCATTCGGCTGTACGAGCCGGCGGGGGATCTGGGACCGGCGGCCGACGTCGTGGAGCACCACGCGCCGTGGCTGGACGAGGTCGAGACGCGCGGGTTGCACGTGCAGGTGCTGAACGAGCCGGATCTCGAGTACCCGAGCCTGACGCCGGAGCGGTTCGGCTGGTGGTTCGTCGACGCGTTGGTCCGGCTGCGGGCGCGCTGGCCGGGGATTCGGGTTGGCTTTCCGGCGCCGTCGACCGCGGGGAGCGCGGATTACTTGGCGCGCGCGGCGGTGACCGGGGCTTTGGCGCAGGCGGATTTCATCGCCGAGCGGGGCTACTGGCAGCGAGCGGCGGACGCGACGTCGCCGAGCTTCGGCTACACCTGGGTGCGCTCGCTGGTCTACGAGCGTCCGATCGTGTTGACGGAGTTCGGCTGCAGCGCGCCCGGGACGGCGAAGGTGGACGACCCCTCTCTCGCCCTCCCCGGTGCGGGGAGGGGGGTTGGGGCACGCGATGGTGGCGCGGTGGGCGGCGAGCCGAGTAAGGCGCGGCAGTACCTGGACTATTGCGCCAGTCTACCGCGGTTTGTCGTGCCGGCGGGCGCGTTTATCGGGGCGGGCGGGGATCCGCGGT